TGCGCCAGAAGTATGCTTAATGGGTGTAAAACCCTTTGGGCGATCTGGATTTGCCATATTTATTTCTCCAATATTAAGTTATAATCCTAATAGTGGAAATATGGACTTTATGTAATATCAACTTTACCATAAGTACCATCTTTACCACTATTAAGAGTTCGTTTCATATCAGCCTCATTCTCGTCAACGGTCTTTGCTTGTTTACTCCTATCCTCCTCATACCACTCACGCTTAATTCGCATGAGATAAGCAGTGACGTTATTACCGACCTGCTTTGATACTGTTGAAGCGATGTCGTCAGGATTATCTATTGAAGCCATACCGACTCCTACATCCCCTGAAACAAGTTCATAACCACCTTCTTGAAATTGGGTGATACGGTTATCTGTGTCGTTTACCCAACGGTAAACAAAGTTTTCATCTTTATCAGCTACTGTCAACACATCTCGTCTTCCACTTACAGGGACTCTATTAGGTCGATTTTCACCACGTTTTTTAGCTCTAGTTGCCATTTTTACTTCCTCTTATAATGTGTCTGTCTTTACAGATAATACTCTATACTTAGTCGTTCATACTGAAATAGTCTTTGAGGTATTGCTCCTCAGTAAGACCTTTCGTTGTACGCAAAATTGTTTTCATTATACTTCGCTGATCTGAAGGTAAATCTTTTGCGCTGTACTTAGACTTAGCTGGTTTCTTTTGTGTACCGCTATTCGTACCAGAATCTACTGGACTAGCTTTAGCCCGTTTAGGATTCTCAAATTTCTCTTTGTAACTACGTTTGATATGTGAGGACACTGCCTTATATACCTGATCACGAGTCTTGGTTGGATTCTTTGCCCAGTAGACTTCACCGTATATGTCAGCTTCTTCACGTAGTTCAGTATCGTTTTGATACCAATCATTTTCTGCAATCCACTCTTCAAAATCTTCGTTACTTTTAACCTCAGTCTTTTCAGCCTTAGCTTTTTCACGCTCATCTGCGAGTCGATCATCAATCTCAACAACTCTATCATGATCCCCTTCTTCAAGAGCATCTCGTTTCTGTATCTTTAGTTCTGCGACTACCTTCTTCCTTTCATCGTCACGTATCTGTTCTTGGTACTTATTGATATTCTCAATGTCACCTTGTAGACGTTTATTCTGACGTTTTAGGGAATGAAGATCATCATAAAGCTTCTGTCGATCTAAAAACTCTTCAGCACTTAAATGCTTCTTTCCTTCTACTCCTTCTGGATTCCAACCTTTCTCAATAGCAGATTGCTCTTCTTCTGAGAGTTCAGTAACTACATCTTCTGTAGCTTCTTCGGCTTCATTTGTAGCTAATAATGCTTCTTTTGTAGGAAGTTCTTCTTCCGTTGTAGCTGTATTTTCTTCGCTCATAATATTTCCTCATGCACTATTGCGATAACATCTTCATCATTACACACGATATAATCTTTATCGTCCTCGGTGATTGTCTTACCAGAGTACTTAGCGTAGTATACCTTATCACCTACCTTCGCCCAAGGATCTCCATCATCAAAAGCTTTCCACGCATTAGGGCCAATACCTTCGATTACCCCAATTACAGTTGCTGCTTTATCGCGCTTCCAATCCTCACCGACATCTAATTTAAACCCTTTTATTGCACCGTCAGCAACTTCTTCTGCAAAATGCTCTGGTTTAATTAATACCCTATGACCGACTACTTCAATCATTACTACCCCCTTCCGCTATGGAATCATCATAATCGATATTGAGTATAAACTCGATACCTTCTAGTATTCCTTCACACCTAGCTGTCTTAGCTATGTCTCCTTCTATTGCTGCATTCCTTAATGCTACTATGTAGTCTTCTTTTGCTCTATCTAGAGCTTCGATTACAAATATCGTTACGTCACTACCTCTCCACTGGAGAAACTCTTCCTTGCTTATTTCCATCATCATTATTACCCTCTTTTGGATTCTCTAACTCATGAAACACTCTGTTCGCAGTATCTATTGCTGCAAATTCTTTAACATTGGCTACCTGAGCCTCTATCTCTATTCTTGCCCAATCCCTGTCACTCTCATCTACAGCCTTCTTCTCTTCTAGTACCACTTCTGGATTTGGCTGTTGTGGAGGCATAGTCATAAGTTCTTGTATGTTTGGTTGCTCTTGTGCTTCCAAAATACGTGCTGTGATTACGGTAGGGTTGACTGTTCCTAGATTCATCAGTTCTAACAGGGCTTGTGCTTTCATTAGACGCTGTGACTCTGATGCTACATTAGGGTCAGCTTGGGGCTGTACGTTCGTTACATCGGTACTATAATCTTGCTGGAAGATCTCCATAGCTCCCTGATCGCCAATGTCTAGTACTTGAAAGTAAGACTCAGGTGGAAGATATAGGCGGTTAAGGCGATATAACTTTCTAAATTCCTTCTTTAAGGAACGGTGCATTCTTTTGTAAATTGAACTGAATACTTTTAGTCCCTGTTCGATAACAGCCATAGTTGTAGTAGCTGGCTGGTTCTGTCCGGGGTTCTCCCCGGTTAATATATCAGTAACACTGCCTAGTTTGTTAGCACTGTCTATCATGAGGGATAGAAGAGTAAACAGAACCTGACTTGGATCTTTGGTTGGAAGAGGAACGATACCCTTACGTAAGTCATCAGCTGTAGAGTTTACAGACTTCCACTCACCCAGACCAAAGGACTTATTACCACCTTTGATTCTTATGCCTTTGGATATAAACCCTGCATTAAGATTGTTTAGAGTACCAGAGTCCACCAACTGATTGATGAGTGTGTTGACGGTGTTATTAATCGGAGAAAGTAAAGTACCAAAGCCGATATCGTAGAAGCCACCATCAGGGTTAGGAACAAATGAATACTTCGTAAAGTACTCCACCGGATTAATCCGTGCGATATCATTGTTATCATTATAGGTTACGCCTTCTTCGTCCCATCTGGCTGTGATACGTGCAACCTTTTGTGTTTCTAGGTCAACAGTAACAATGTAAGGTTCAGCGTACCCATCACCATCGAGGTCTAAAAAGCGATGCTGTTCAACTACGACATAAGGCTTTACATCATCATCATTAATAGCGTGTATGCCAATTCGCTCGTCTGCTTCTTCATCTACTGTCTCCATTGACTGTTTAAAGTCTATATCGAGGTAGAAGCCAGTAGTCTTACGTTCATGTACATCATTAGAGGACAGTTCAAGTACGTGTGTCTTACGTTGCGCTGACTCTAGATCCTTTGCCCAGTAATTAACTACGAGATCTTTAGGATATACAAGTTCACTAGTATTGTGTCCTAGTGATGGGCTGAAGTATGTCTTTTTGAATACACATCCTGTAATGGGTAAGATCATGCAGAGCTTATCCATGTCCTCTTCCCAGTTCTCCATCTCTTCAAGGATCTGGTAGGACATATGTTTACCGACCCTGACGGCTGCGTTGTGTTTCTCACCTGTCAGATCAAAGCCGCTTACTTTAGCCTTTACGACTTGTGTACCAGATATAAGAGCTGGGTAGGAACGACTGGAGAATTGTAGTGCAGCAGTGGTAAGGATGGGGTACTTTACGTTACTAGCTCCATCCCAAGGAAAGGTCTTCTGCTCTACAGTCTGCAGGGCCAAATCCATGTTCTCATCAAAGTTCCTTTCCCATGCAGAGCGAGAGTCTAGGTCTTCTCTATACCCATCGACTACTATTCCACCTATCCTATCAAGTGTATCTTCATCTAATTTTTCTGCTATGTTCTCTGTAGATTGTAGATCTTCAAAAGGGATTGTAGTATCAAACATAAATTTAGTAGCCTGTTATCGCGCTACGACCAGAAAGTTGATCGAAGTCTTCATAAAATTCGTCATCATATTCGTCATCCGAGATTTGCTCGTCTGTCTTGCCTTCCCAATACTTATCTAGGGTAAGACCTATCCAAGCTAGACTATCTACTTGGTCATCATGGGGTGCTCGTGGAAACTGAATCATTTCTTGTTCCAGATCAGGATACCATGATGCTTCTTTATCAAAGTAAATACCACCCATTCTCATACGGGCTTGTATTGATCGTGCTCTTGTCTGTTTGTCTTTTACCGGTGTCATCTCATTAAGATTCATGAACACCGCTCTTTCGTACATCTCTTTCTTCAGGAATGGCCCTAAAGACTTTTGTATTGCACCAGCTTCAACCGTAAATATCTCTGGATGGTAGCGGTGGTGTACGCTGAACATCTCCTCTATAATCTGTAATGAATCCCATCGATCCCGGCGTACATCCACCACATACATATTATTATCGCTGTCTATACCTACTGTTGCTATGACTGTGTAGTCAGCCCTGTCCTTATCTGATATGGCAAAGTCAACAGCTGAGTAATAGTACAGGTGCTTCTCGTCTAGATCACCCCCTTCATACGTTCTGAAGTCTTCCCTTCGGAAGTAAGCGTTCTCTTCATCAATAGGATAGTTAAGATACTCTTGGCTGTAACCTTCAGGCATTCCTTGCTGGACATAGCCTAATCGTATCTTCTCAAGTCTCTCTTTAGAGATCAGATTGGTCAGTTTGT